CATTGTAGCGGCTCAATGCTGGCCAGTTCTCTAAGTCGCTTGTGTCTAACCACAAGTCACCTGCTACTAGAGCAGAACTGTCAGTTTGAGTTGTTGGCTTGCTTGCACTAACAATAACACCCATTGGATCTGTTAGGCTCAAGTCGTAACCACGAGCATCGCTCAATTCGTGTTGGTAACCTTTCCATCCTGTGGTTGTGTTGATCATAATGTCAACATCAGTTGCAGAACCATAATACCACAATGTACCATCAACTGGATCTTGTGTTGGCTCAACTACGCTGAATGTATATGTTAGAGGTTCCCATGTGCTTAACTCTAATTCGCCTGCTGCGTTGCCTTGTACACCTGTTACAGACAATGTAAAGCCTGCATCAGTTACTGGGCTACCAGTTACGTTAGCTAAACGGATTACACCACCATACTTGTGTGTTAAGCTGATTGCACCTGTAGTTTCAACTGCTGCTGTAACTTCAGGAATGTTTGCTGCTAAAACAGCAGAAACAAACGCTGCACGGCTTGTACCACCTAGGGTAACTGTGTATGCAGTGTATGTAGACTCACCAATTGATGTAGTGTACAAAGTGAATGCATTGTTCAATGTAAATGGGTTTGCAGTATCAGTTACATCTGCTACGATTTTAGTTGCACCAGCTACACGGCGAACGTATGGCTTGAATGTTACTGTACCGTCTGCACTTGTATCAAAACGTGTGTAGATAGTACCAGCAGCAATGTTAAAGCCGCCTGCACTTGGATCCATACCGTAGATTGCATCAGATGGTGTGTTGTACAATGGAGCAGCTTGGCCAGTCCAAGTGTCTGTTCCTGCACTATATTTCTTAATAACAACGTCGGCGCCGCTACCAATTGCACTAGTCTTAATGTATACGCTACCTGTTGGACGTGGTGCAGAGTCTGTGCTTCTCCATGCTGGAATTGCAACATAAGAACCATAGCTAACTGTTGGACGGTAGTAAGTACCGGCAGCAATACCTAGGTTGCTTAATGGAGTTTGTGTTGTGTTTGCAATGATAACCTTACCGTCTGCAGATGCAGATGGGCCACCACTCTTAGCCAAATCAGTTGCCAAAATTTGCAACTTACCGTTAACTCCGCGGGCTGTAACACCAGCGATAGCTGCTGTGTTAATAGCGGTAACAATGTCGCTTAGACTCTTGTCAACACCGGTAGCACCTACAGTAACGTCAACACCGTTAATACGCAATACAGATGCTGGTGTAGACATTGGAACTTCGGCTGGGCTAGATACAGAACCGTTAGCACCAATAATAGTTGCTTGGTCTACCATCCATGTGCGGTCACCAACTTTGGCCCAAGAGTTATCAGATAACTTCTTGAAGATGTTCCAAACGTGACCAGTATATGCACCGCTGTTTGCAGGGCTTAGAGCTGCTGCATATGATCCGATATCGCCTACGCTTGATGTTGGATAGTTAACACCACCAATGTTAGATAGGTTAGAGCTATCAGTAATAACTAATAGTGATTTCTTAACGAAGGCGCTTGCAGTTGCATCCCATTCGTTAACACCCCAATTGGTGTCTAGCAAATCAAACCAGTATGTGCCATCAGCAACAATGCCTGTTGGACGGTTAGAAGTTGCATTTAGTTGAGCTAGGTCAATGTCTGCACGGATAGCGTACACACGATTGCTAATGCCTAGTGCAGAGTATGCAGCCATTAAACCAAATTCGTTACGTTCATCACCGTGTAGAGCTGTTCCAGCACTACTTTGTTGGAATACAGGATAACCAAAAGCACTTACCAACTCACGTTGGCTAGCATATGCTTGTAATTTACCGGCATTTGCCTTTGTAGTACCTGCGGCTACTGCGCCTGCAGGATTTGTTTTGTCTTGAGCTGTTGCCAAAACAACCAATGGTACAGAACCAACTGCGCCTGGTACGTATTGACTTTCGTCGGTTACACTTAACTGTAAACCTGGAGATACTAGTGCCATAATCATTTTTCCTTTATGTTACACGATATCAATATTTACCAGGGTTTGGATAAAATGGGCCGTTATGGTGCCCTTAATTAAGGTTTACCCATAAATACAGCATGACTCAACGCCCTATGTGCCCTGTATGTAACGCTAGACCCGTTGCTATTAACTGCAAGAAGAACGATATTACGTATTATCGTAAACTTTGTGATAGTTGCCTGCGTAAAGGTAAAAGGCTTGCACCCAAAAGGCCAGCATGGGCATTAAGTGGGTACAAGAAAAAGCCGCACTGTGAGAAATGCGGCTTTGTTGCTAAACACTCAGAACAGTTAAATGTGTTCCACGTTGACGGTAACTTAAAGAATAACGATTGGGTTAATCTAAAAACAATTTGCTTAAACTGCTCAACGGAAATATCCAAGAGCAAGTTACGCTGGAAAGCAAGTCTTACTCCACCTGAGCTTTAAGTTGTTTGTATAAGTGATCAATTGAACCATTGTTGTCAATGATTGCATCAAAGTTAGTTCCTGCCCAACTATACTCACTTGCATGAATTCCGTTAAGTCCCAACCACTCACGTGCTTTGTTGTCTCCACGGTTAGCAGATTCTGCGATGCTGTACCAGTGCGGGATAATGCCACGCTGTACCCATAACATTTTTGCACCTTGTGCTTTTAGCCCTGTAATTTCGTTAGGAAAACGGCAGTCTGTGATAACAATGTTGTCTTTGCTGTTACGCAATTTGTTCTCTAAGCTAGCGATCCAGATGTCATCATGAAAGTGTGCTCTAAGAACGTTAGTGCCCCAGTTTTGTAAAACCCAACGAGGAGTAATGGGCATACCTAATCGTTGAGTCCACCATAAGTCAGTTTCTTCTCGCCACAGTCTACTTTGATCTGTGCGGCCCTCGAGCATCTCTCTGTCCCACCCAAATATCTTAGCAACAGCATCCTTTAATGTTGCTGCGAATGACTCTCTCTTAAATCCGTGAAAGTTAACTAAGTAGTCTGCTGCTGTATCTTTGCCTGAACCTATTAAACCTGTAATACCTATAATCATAAAAAATGCCCCAATAAGGAGCATTTTTACATACTGCATTAGCAAAGTCAATTACATTAGGAAGATTTGACCATTGCACATACTCAAAACATCACCAAACAATAGTTGCATATCGTAGCCCAATGTTTCAGCAGCTTGCTTTAAGTCTTCTTCGCCACGGGCTTTCATTTGTAGTTGATTGCCAAATGTATACTTGCCGTAACCTATCTGTGCAGGGAATGGATTTAGGGTAACCGTACCAGTTTGAATATACTGTGCAAACATCTCGTATATGAATTCGTATGGACGTTTGATTTGATTTTCACGGCTGCTACGCTGTGTACCAATGGCATTAAACAATGCATTGTATAAATCGGATCGCATGTAATCTAAGTCGCTACCAAACATATCTCGACGAGACGGTTTACCATATACATCTGCTAGCTTTTGGTTTATGACGTTAACAAAATGATGTTCAACTGTACGCCATTGTTCCATACTAGACGCTTGGATAGCATGCCCAATTCGATGCGCCATAATCCACGGCGTTATCATTACTTTTTGTGCGCCATAGTTGCCCAAGAATACCACAGTAATAGCATCTTCACTACCAGCAATAACTTGTTCGGCAGCATCCCCAAGTACGTTACGAACTTGATCATGACTTGCTGCGCCTAGTTCTGCACTTTTTCCTGTTCCCGGAATGTTAGAGAAGAACAAGCGGAAGTCGTAAGGTGTTTGCTCAAAGAACTTTGCAGTCTTTAACTGAGCAGTTGGGTGCATAACCAGCTTCTTGTCAACTTTACTTCTAAACGGGCCGGGCTTGTCAAAATTTCCAAGCGGAACGTAATCAGTTAACGGAGCTTCTACGATAAATTCACTTGCTCTCATTAGCCAGTAATCCATGTCATTGGCATACCACCGTCCTGGAAGCGTTTTAGTTCTTCCTCAAGGCCTGCCATTTCTTCTTTGGCTTCTGCAATCAATGCAGGACCGTTAAGTGTTGTTCCGCCTTGTGGGCCAGCAACAGTACTAAACTTGCCGCGACCTTCACCTAAGATTCGTTTAGCAAAGCTATAGGCGTATTCTTGCAACCATGGAAATACCATGTAATCGTTGAACAGTTGCCAGTCTGGTTTGTAGTTGTAGCACCATAGCAAGCATGATTCTGCATCATCAATGTTAGATTGTCCAGTGCCCTGGAATGGCATTTTACGCATAATTGTTAGCTTGCGAGTAGTACGGTTCCACGAAAAGTTCATAAAGCCGCCAAACATCTTCATTGCCAACTCTTGATATTGGGTAAACAACTCGTAGTTTACTAGGCCGCCTACACGCCCTGCTACCAACATATATGTGTTTAGGTATCCCGATGCAAATGGTTCAAACTGACTTGCAGTTGTACCGCTTACGCTACCAATACCGCGGCGGTTAACTTGGCGAACTTCAATGATTTCTTTTGGAAGGATGTATTCTTGGGTTTCTGGCAATAGCTGTAAGAATGCATAAGATTCTTCAACTGCGTTGCTGCTACGTTGGCGGTACTTAATTAACGCTTGGTTAATCGCCATTTCGTAATGTTCTTTGTCTAGTTCAACGTCTACAATACCGTCTGCTAAACGCATACGAATGTAGTCAGTGATTTCTGCACGTTTGGCGTTGGCGCTAGTGTAATCGTCTGTATTGTAGGCAATGTGCCCGGATCCTGTTCCTGTGTTTGCTTGGAACAA